GCGGAAGACCCAGTCCTTGCCGTAGGCGCCGTCAGAGATCGCCGTTCTGGTCTGATTGGTCCGGTCGGCATCGCTGGCATAGTACCAGTCGAAGCCCTCCCCGCCCGCGATGTTCGCCTGCAGATAGGCGCGGTCGTACACCGCCGGTGCGCCGCCCAGCGCGTCGAGGTGTTCGAAGCCGTCGCGCCAGTCGGAGAGCGGCATGTAGTTGTCGATGCCGATGAAATCGATATTGGTGTCAGCCCAGAGCTTGTCGAGGTTGAAGAAGACGTCGCCCGAGCCGTCGTCCGGGTGATAGCCGAAATACTCCGACCAGTCGGCGGCGTAGGAAATCTTCGTGCCTGCCCCGAGCACCGCCCGAACATCTGCTGCCAACTGCTTGAGCTGGTTCACGCCCGGGAAGGCGTTTCCCTCGCGGCGGACCTGCGTGAGCCCGCGCAGCTCCGAGCCGATCAGGAAGGCGTCGACGCCGCCGGCTGCCGCGCAGAGATGGGCATAGTGCAGGATCATCCGGCGCCACGACCACTCCGCCGGCCCGGTGTAGGCGACGGTCTCGCCGACCACGGTGAAATCCGCCGGCGCGGCGGATCCGAAGAAGGCCTGAACTTCCGTCGCGGCCGACGCCGTGCCGTCGGGAGAGCCGGACCGGCCCGGCGCCTTCGAAAGCGTGATCCGACCGCGCCAAGGATATTCCGGCTGGTCTGCCGCACCCGTCCACGGATCCTTGAGCCCGTTGTTCACCGGAATGTCCATCATCAGGAAGGGATAGAAGGTGACGCGAAGCCCGCGCGCCTTCATCTCCTTGATCGCCTGCACCACGGCCGCGTCGCTTGGTGTGCCGCCATAGACGGGCCGGCCGTGCTTCGTCGAGATGAGATGAGCCGAGGCTCGGTCCACGCCGTCGACGGACCAGACCTGCGGTTTCGTGGTCTTGGTGGTGGTTTCCACGCCCGGCCTGATCTCGCAGCGGTCGCAGCGCAGGTCGTTGCCGAACCAGGTGACCACGAGGCTCACGCTTTCGACCGCCGGCGCCAGCGCCTCGAGCCGGTCGAGGGAGACCAGGAAGTCGGCCCTATCGGTCTCGGCATGCACGTTCTCGGGCGTCGTCTTCGCGCCTTTTTTCTGCTTCACCGGCTCGGTGGCGTACACGAACTCGCCCGCGCCCGGGATCATGGTGACGGCCTTTATCGCGCCCTCGGCGGTATCCGCGTCGGCGAGCGGCCGGAACACCTCGAAGGACAGCTGCGGGATGCGGTTCCCGAAGGGGGTGAGGTCGAGTTCCTCGAACACGACGTACGCCGTGCCGCGATAGGCCGGCGCGCCTTCCGCTCCCATTGTCGTAGCGATGAAGGGATCTGCCGCCTGCGCCTCGTCGCCCGGATACCAGCGCCAGGTGATGGTCGAGGTATCGAGCAACTCGCCGTCGGCCCAGATGCGGCCAATGCCGGTGATCGGGCCTTCGCAGAGGGCGACAGCGAAGGAGGCCGAATAGGAATACTCGGTCGTGGTGGTCTTGGGACCGCCGCCCTTTCCGCCGCCCTGCGTCGTGGTGTTGACCTGCTCTGTGAAATCGGTCGCCCAGATGATGTTGCCGCCGATCCGCATGCGTCCGAAGACGCGGGGGATCGTGGTGCCTTCGGTGGCGGACGTCACCCGCAAGCTGTCGAGCCTTGCGCCCTCGTAGTGCTGGTCTGGCTGCAGCGAGCCCACGATCCAGCTGTCCACGACAGAGCCGGCCATGCTGCCGATCGCCCCACCGATGGTGGCGGCGGAAATGCCAAGGAGACCGCCACCGATCGAGGCGCCAATGGCCTGACCTGCCAGACCGAGCACGAGCGTGGCCATCAGCGCCTCCGGGGTTGCGGATAGAGAAAGGCGAAGGCCAGACGCCGCCGCCAGGCCAGGGTGAAGGGTTCCTCGATCACCCCCAGCCGCTCGCGGGCGTGGATGAGGGTGCCTGTATCTGTCAGGATGCCGACATGCTTGGCGATGGCCCGCTCGCGCATGCGGAACACCACGAGCGCGCCGGGGGGGGCCTCAGCGGGCGAGACCTCGATCATGCAGGCGCGCGCACCCTCGGCCATGACCTCCAACGGCCCGGTCTCGCCCCAGTCGCGGGAATAGGGCGGGGCCGGGAAGGGCTCCGGCCCAACCACCTCGCGCCAGACGCCTCGCGCGAGCCCGAGGCAGTCGCAACCAACGCCCTTCGTGCTCTGCTGGTCGTGATAGGGCGTGCCGAGCCAGGATCGCGCCGCCGCGATCACCTTCGCCCGCGCCACTGGTCTGCGGATGAATTCCGCGCTCACAGCACACCTCCGTCATTGGCCTTCCCCTGGCTCGCGTAGCGCAGCACGGTGTCGTTGCCTGGGATATGCGGGAAGCCGCGGAAGTTGGCGGTGTTGGCAAAGCGGTCGCGGCAAGTGGCGAAGGCCTTGTCGCAGCCGGCGCGGATGGTGAAGGCATCATTCGCAGCGATGGGGTTGGCGGGGGATTCCAGAAGCGTGATTACCGCTTCGCCGGTCGTTGCACGTTGGTGGCGCTCCACCTCCACGCGCCGGCCGGCATTGGCGCCCGTGTCCCAGGTCAACGTGCCGAAGCTGAAGATGCCAGCGGAGAAGCCAGACAGCCCAGCCACCGAAAACGCCCTGTCGCGCAGCAGCACGGCAACCGTGCCGGTGCCCTTCCACGCTGGATCCTCGAGGTTGATGCCGCAACGCCCGTCGCCCAGCACCGCGTCGCAGCCAGCCTGGAAGCTCCGCCCCACCGGCTGTTCGAGCACATGGGCAAGGCTCCTCATCTCGGCGGTGAAGGCCACCCGCCCGCGCCGAATCTCGCCGATCGCACCCCGGCGCATGAGCACCCGCTGGCTCGTGTCGGCCCAGTTCACCCGCCAGACCTCGACCGAAGCGCCATCCCAGAGCCCCGCGGCAATGTCGGCCTCGGTAATGACGCCGGACCGCAGCACGCCTTCTGCATCCTGCGCATCGACCGCGAGATCTCCGGACGCGCGCAGCTCCGAAGCCGCAAAGCCGCTCTCAGGCTCGAAGATTGTCCCGTCGAAGGAAAGCACCCGGTCGTGATCGGTGAAGCCGAACACCTGACCGTCTGTCCGCGTGATGCGCCAGCACCAGGCAAGCGTCGTCGTGCCGTCGGCCAGATGCGCCTCGAGTGCGGGATCGAGTGACTTCATCGCCGGATCTCCAACAGCGGGATGGAGGTGATCGAGCCGAGGTGCTCGATATCGAGCGTCACGTCGAGCGTGTCGGTATCGAAGCGCACGGGCACATCGAACTCGAACCCGGCCGTGACGGAGACGCCTGCCGAAGGCGCGGTGGCAAACGTGACGAGGCCGGTGGTGGTGTCCACCGTCCAGCCGCTTGACTGCTCGGCGCCGCTGAGCGCGATGCGCACCGTGCCAGCCACCGGCTTGGCGATGGTACGGGTCCATGTCTGCCCACCCGAAGCGTAGGCCTTCACCAGCTGAAACGCCGTCGTTGCGCCGTCGCCGGTGCCGATGACCTGATCGGTCGGCGCAGGCGTCTGGGATGGCAGGCAGGACTTGTAGTCGGCCCAATCCTTGAATCGGAAGCCATAGAGGCGACCGTTGCGCGCCTCGAAGAAGGCGACCACCGCTGCCAGATCGTCCGCACGCCGGATGCCGTAGGCGACGTCATAGCGCCGGCGGGAATTGGCCCAGCTGGCGTTGCGCTCCTCGTCGCCCGAGGCGAGTTCGACGATCTGGGTCCGCCGTTCCGGCCCGCCCCGCGCGCCGCGGCTGATGTTGTCAGGGAACCGCACCTCGTGAAATGCCATGTTCAGAGCCCCCTGCGACCGAGCGATACCGCCCGGGCAATGTCAGCGGCGACCTGCGCGCGAGATTGCCGGAAGCTCTCGGCGTCACGGGTCTGGATGGTGATGTTGACCGGCGCGGCGGTGCCCGCGCCCCTCGCCACATCGCGGCGCGACACGACCCTCTCGCCCCGCTGGAGGATGGTCGGCACCTCGTCGGGCCGGAGGCCGGCCCATCCGCCGCCGTGCAGCCTGGGAGCGCCCGCGAAGGCGATCGCTGGCACGGCCCTTGTCGGGCCTCCAGCGCCCACGATACCGCCCGAATGCATGACGCTCGCCAGGACGCCCCCTGTGCTGCTCAGCCCGCCCAGCGCGCCGGACATGACGTCGGCCAGAGGCCCGAGGATAAACTTGCGGGCCGACAGCTGCGCGAAGTCGGCAAGAATGGAGGTGACGAGGTCGCGGAAATTCATCTTGCCCGTGCGCACGAAGTTCCCAATCGCCTCTTCGGCGCTGCTGAACGCCGAGACGAGGCTGTCGCCGATCCCCTTGCCGAGATCCGCCGCCCCGGCCGCATAGTCTTTCAGCGTCATCGAGGCGGCATCCAGCCCGGTCGCCTGCTCCTGCAGCGCGGTCGTCGTGGCGCTCGCGCCGGCGGCCGCCCGGCGCTGCTCGCTGTTCCACGCTGCAAGCGCCTGCTGGTTGCGCGCGACGGCTTCGGCATTCGCCACGTAGGCCTCGCGTTGGCGGCGCAGGCCTTCCTGCAGGATCGGGTCGAACCCCGATACGTCGCCCACCTTGGCGTCGAACCGAGCGCCGGCAAGGGCCTTCGCCAGCCCGACCGGGTCGTCCTTGTACTTCAGGCGGATTTCGGATTCACGCACCGACGACATGCTCTGCGCCACGAGCGACATGGCGTTGCCAGCCGCGCGCGCCAGTTCGTCGGC